TCGATCAGCAGCAGCAGGACGAGATCGATAGCTCGGTCAAACTACCAGAGACGATCCCGATCGCGGACTTCGATCCTACGCTGCCGACCAACATCACAGACATCGCCAACGCAGAAGCGGCCATCATCTTGAACGCAGCGGCCAACGGGCTCACGCTCGGGATATCAGGTGCCATAGCGGCGGATCGGATTTTCAACTCGGACACCTACGAAAACCTAAAAGCCCTAGCGATCGCTGCTCCGACAGTCCAGAGATTCGGGTGGGCGACGAACATCAAGCAGTACGTTTTCTACACCGCCGACATCACAACCGGCGATGCGGGTTGGATTATACTTGGTTAGGGAGACAATGATGAGGACACTGAGAACTCTTGGACTTTTGGTCGGACTCGCGGCCTATTCCGCTGCCGGCATCTACTACGGCACTAGCATCAACACCACGACCGGGAAGGCGACTCAGAACCTGTCCGGGGTGTTCAAGGTCGCGGCAAGCTCCACGACCCCTACGACCTACACGATAATCCTCGACGGTGAGCTAGGTCTAACCATCCGGGTGCCGGTCACCCTCGACGGATCGAGCATCACGGTCAACGGGGACGCGCTGATCACTGGAGACCAGACGGTCGGCGGCGAAGTGATCGTCAGCGGTGTCTCCGTGGGCGCAACCCTCTTCCAAATCGGCGTGGACACTGCCTCCCTCAGGGTTGACGTGGACGCAAACGCTGTCGCGATCGCCGGCATCTCTGGGTCGACTGTCGCCCTGCAGGACTTGGTCGACGCACTCGGGATTTCAACCGGTACGCTCCGAATCGACGTTGATCAGAACTCAGTGGACATTGGAGACAACCAGAATATCCTGGCCCAGGTGGGGGTCTCAACCGCAAGCCTTCAGACTCAGGTCGACTCCAACGATGTTGAGATTGCTCAGATCGGTATCGACACTGCCTCTCTGCAGGGGCAGATTGATTCAAACGATGTAGAAATCGCTCAGATCGGGGTCGATACCGCAACTCTCCAGGGGGATGTTGATAGCCGTGTCCTTAAGGCGGGGGACACCATGACCGGTGACCTGACGCTTGCAGGGTCCTCGCTCACCGTTCAGGGGAAGTCTCGGTTTGAAGACGATATCTACATAGACAACAACTCGCTCGTTTCCCAGGGGACCAACTGGAACATCCGCGCCGGGAGCATGACGATCCAAAGTCGGCTTGAGACTTGGGGGAACATCGGGGTCGGATTTAATTTCGGTGCAGCCGGCGCACAAGAAGCACTTTCCTTAGATAAGGGCCAGGGTACTGGGGGCGGTCTATCCTTCGACACCGCCGGTTCCATCCAGAGAATATACCCCTACAACACGGATGAAATGCGGATAGACCTCAACGGCTCGGCCAGAATCCACATTGATGTTCTTGGCCTCTCAGGGTTCAACACTTCGGCGGGCAAGGTGATGAACGAGAATGCTTCACTCATCAACCCATCGCTCGTTCCCGATAGGAGTGATCTTGACACCGGGATCGGGGCCAATGGCTCCAACACGGTTGCCCTTATTACTGCGGGGCAGACTCGACTCTACGCCAATGCCAACGGACGCATTGGAATCAACACTGGCACGGGCGTGGACGAGATGCTCGAAGTCGTCGAAGGCAACATCAAGGCTGAGTACGGGATCATCGCCGCGACCGGGACCTTCTCCGGTGGCCTGGACGCTTCCTCTGCGACGGTCGCTAATAATCTTCGTGCCGGCGGGACCGGGAGCTTCGGCGCTCTCTATTCGACAGGATCGATAACCTCTGGCGATTTCTTTTACGGTAATGCCTCAAAGATGGAGGGGCTCGGGACATCAGGAGAGGCTTTTTACCTGTATGTGTCCACCCCTGCTGATGTGGGAATCGAGGGGTCCACCTACACCTATATGGTGTCTCAGTCGGTGTACGAGATGTCTGCCAAGGCATTGATTGAACTGTCTGGGCTGAGTACCGATCCCGACGACCAGACCAATGTTATCTCTCGGATCACCGAAATCGGGTATCCTGGCGCGGTGACGATCCCCGCAGGTATAATCAACAACCATAACCATATCTGGCAATCGGATGGCCCCGGTTCGATTATCGTTAAGTCGATAGAGTATATCCGTCATGCTGACGGGACTGAGGTCGCGATCTCAACCTCGAACTCAGCGACTCTCGGAGGTGTGGAGGCAGACCTGAATGCGACCGGAATCGTGGAAACCACCACGACCCTGGCGACCGACCGCCTCGTCCACAAAATATGGGCCTATCGTATTGGTGGCAACGCCAACACTGAGGTTTCGGTTTCGTATGACGACCAAACCTTCGCAGGGACCGCTTTCCCGGCCTCCGCTGTCGATGTTGGAAACTTCGTCCCATATTCCGGGGCCACGGCGAATGTACACCTCGGGGTGCATAGCCTGACAGCTCCTTCCATAATAGGCAACCTGACGGGGGATGTTGCCGGGAATGCAGTCGGTGATGTCCACACTGCGAATGGCGTTGCCGTCTCGACGGTCGCCTTCGCTCCAATGGCAGGAGCGACTCCTGCTTCCGAAGAGGGCATGGTCTACTACGACGACGATGATGACAAGCTTATGCTCCATAACGGTGCAGGTTGGGTTCCCATCTCCACCGGAACCGCCGGTGGGGGAATCTCCTCAATCGAGGAAGACACTGACCCGAAGCTCGGAAATAAGCTCGACACCAACGGGTTCTCTATCAACACTCAGTTGACTGTGGAGGGATCATCCTTGACGGTTGACGGGCCGTCTCTACTCAAAGGCGATGTCAACCTCGGAGTGGACCTGATTGTTGACGGAAGAATCGGCATAGGGATTGACCCCGCCAATTACGCCTTCCAGATGTCTAAGCCATCCTATTTTGCCGGAAGAGCAATCGATATTTATGCCAGTGCAGACAATCAGGCCATCTACACTCGGTACTACGACACCGATGCCAACGCCGATTGGATGGTCGGGAAGAACGCAAGCGACAACTTCTCCATCCTCGACGACTTCGCCAATGAGCCGTTTGTTATCCAGAATGAGACTGGGTTTGTCGGAATCAATGAGACGAATCCTGACTCAAATCTGGAAATAAAAAGTGAGGGTGAAGGGGATAAGTGGGCGTTGAAAATATCCAGTGCCAACAACGGACGGATGTTCTTCGTCGAGAACAGCGGTGCGGTTGGTATCGGTGGGTCTGATGCCTACTACCCTCTGGACATTCGTGCGACCTACTTCCAGGGTGGGGCCTTCCCAAATCATCGTGGCATGAGGATCGCCAACTCGGGGACGAATGGTTCCCTGTACGGCTCGTCGAGTGGAATGGGTGAGTGGTACTTCGGTATCGTCCCGGCACAAAACCACTTCGGGTTCACCGAGAATGGTGGGGCTAGTTATCAGTTCCTGATGAACGGGGACAATCTCCGAGCAGGGTTCAACGATTCCACTCCCAATGCGACCTTAGAGGTCAAGTCCAACGAAACTGCGGACGACGACTATGTTCTCCTGATCTCAAGTCAGAATGGGGACACATTGTTCGCGGTTCGACAGGATGGTCAAACAGTTGGAGGCGGAGTAGGAGCCCAGACCGCGATCTCTGGGATGCTCCTCTATGACCAGACGACCGATACCGTAATCAACAGCGTGAACGTCAGCTCCGTCACCGATGTCGGCCCTGGGATATTCCGGGCGAACTGGACGACTCCGATGGCTGATGCCAACTATTACTGCACCGGAATGGCTCATTCTATCTCAGCAGGGTCTAGCTACTTCGTCAATACCTGTGATTATGCCGGGGGAGAATGCACCGGGGTATTGGCCGGGAGTGCGTCATTCGAGGTATCGAACCAAAGCGCGACGGAAGTCGATGTCGAGCGCATCAGCATCATCTGTTACGGATCAGGAGGCTAGAATGGCAGACCCAGAAGAAATCGCAGCGTCGGTCAGCACCACGCGATCGGTTCAGCACGAACTCCAACTGAAGGCCGTCCCTGCCGGGGTGGTCATCAAGGTCTGCAAGGATGGGGTGGATCAGGCGACCTACACCGTTCCCGAGGGGAAGAAGTTCACCGGGACATTCACCCTCACCGGCAGCGAGGAAGATGCCTAGGTGGGATTCTTCGACTTCCTGAAGTCACCTGATTACCTCGAGGGTTCCCGCGAGATCACGCGGGATGAGTTGATCGGAGTCCTATACGATGCTCTCCCAATGAGCGGAGAGTTCCGACCGAAGCACCTCAAGCGCCTCTTCAAAGACATGACCTACATCGCACTCCGCGAGGACAGGGCGGAGCGGTGGATCGAGAAAGTTCACGAGACGATCGGTAAGTATTCGTATATAAAACAGTCCTGCGACTGTGATGACTTCGTGGGTTTGTCCCAAGCCGACAGGATAAAGGGGAGGGTTGACCATGGTTTCCCTTACCAAGAGGCCGCAGGATGGCTCGATTACTTCAGTCGTGCGCTCGAAGGCTACCACGAGGATGAGTGGTGGGTCGTCGTCGGAAAAGACGGGAAGCTCAAGGTCCGAATCAGGTCCTGCCAGATCGGGACCTGGAGAGAGTGTGAACCGGAGGTCGTCGGCTGCGACCTCTTCGGGAGCTGAAATCGATATGGAACCACACCAGGAGCGGAAGCTAGACGACATCCTTGCAGGGCTCTCTGCCCTTTCGCCGCAGGTCGCCGATCTCAAGACGGATGTGAAGGACCTGGACTCTGGGATCAGGGCGATCCAGATCGATCAAGCCGTCCAGAAGAAAGCATCCGAGAATTCCGAGAAGCACATCGACGCTATCGGCTCGAAGCTCCGGGGTCATGTGGACGACAGCAAGATTCACGGTGGTCATTCAGGCCCCGCCCCCGCGCCCGATCACTGGACCGGCGCTACCCAGAGGTGGAAGTTCGTCGCCTCTTTCACAGCCGCAGTCCTGGCGGTATCTACGGCTCTCAGCATGGCCGCTCAAGCGTTCCTAGGCAAATGACCAACTACATGATCTCAGACAACTTCAGCTTCTTCGAGCTGACCAAGACCAACAACACCAAGCTGCTCGAGCAGAACCGCCTCCAGGCGAATCTCTACCTCCCCACCATCAGGGACCTCGCGAACAATCTTCTCGAGAGGGTCAGACCGCCCGACGGCATGATCACGAACTCCTGCTTTAGGCATCTGGCGCTCAACCGCGTCACGCCATCGTCCGACCTCTCGCAGCACCTATTGGCCCAGGCATGGGATGGCAGAAGCCCGTCCATGACACCCGGGGAGTTGTTTGAGTACATCCTCAAGAAGATCATCGATGAGAAGATTCCCTTCGGCCAATTGATCCTCGAGCGGTTCAAGCGGGATTACGGCTACGCGGAGTGGGTCCACATGAGCCTCGGCCCCGGATACCGGTCCCTCAAGAAATGCGGACAGGTGATCAGGATCGATGGCGGGAAGCGCCGGCTGATCAGGAAGATCAGTGTTTAAATTCTTGCTCGGATTTCTTCTTGGTCGAAGCGTCTCCTATTCAAAGACCGTCCAATTTGGTAAAAGGGGTGAGCCGATCCGCTACGACAAGATGCACTGCGTCGACTGCGGGATCATGCGGCGGGATCATCTTGGGGCCGATCACCGGTTCCGAGACTTTAATTAGGAGGCTATCATGGCACTCAAGCTCGGATGGATCGGATATTTCAAGATGCTCTTAAAGGGCAAGAAGGTTGTGCAGGAAGCGATCGACGCGGGGGGCAGCGCCAAAGAGGCCCTCGAGAAGTCCTCGTGGAAGTCGACCGAGTTCTGGGCTGCAGTCCTGACCGGTCTCGGCGCGGTCGCTGCCCAGGCCGGGGGCATGATCCCCGAGCCCATAGGCCCTATCGTCCTGACGGCCTCTGCGGCCCTCTACGCCATCTCCAGAGGCTTCGTGAAGCACAAGGACCCTCTTGGCGGCGTGAAGCCCGGGATCGCCTCTACGGAGACCTGGGGCAACATAATCGCCTCTCTGGGGGCCGTGGCGGGGGCCGCAGCGGGGGTTTGCGACCCTCAGGTGGCCGCAGCCCTGGTCCTGGCCTCAAACCTGTCCCAGTCAGTCTCTAGGACCCTGGCGAAGACCGGTGCGAATCCTGATGACGATGAGGAAGACGACCTGGACTGATCTCTCGGCAAAGAGAATCCGAATGGCCGGCCTCAGGCTCGGAAACCTGGGGCCGGTTCTTTATTTGTAGGTCTTGTGGTCGTACTCGTAGGCGCTGAAGTGGGTCCTTATCTGGTTGGCGGGGTCCGTCTGGTAGGGTAGCACGGGTCGCCAATACTGGAGGAGTATCCATCGCCCTTCTTCAGCATCGCTAAAGCGTAGCTTCTCCCCCTTCTTCATGCACTGCCACCTGACCTCGGCCCAGAGCTTCCACCGGACCTGGAGCGTCTGCACCTTTACCGACTCCGAGATCGGAATTTCTCCCTCGGCGACGATGTCGAAGGACATAGGCTCTTTCAGATAGAGCTGCTCCAACTCGTGATGCGGGGTCCACATCGGCTTCATAATGAGCGGCGGGTGAATCTCGACGCGGACGATCATTGCTTCGTATCCTCCTTGGCATTCATCCACATCTATCCATGGCCATTGCCCACAATCCCATGATCAATACAGCGAATCCTCCAACGAAAGGGAACCACCTATCAAAAGTCTTTTCAGTCATCTCCACTCCTGCTTCATCGTTTCCGCGCCTTGACCCAACATTTGATGATGGCCTCTTTGAGCGCGACCTCATCGCAGACGGCCTTTGCGAGATTTCTGAGGCAGGATAGGCAGGTGACATCCTTCACTCGACGAGTGGTCTTGAACTCTCGCTTGCCCGGAACCAAGCAGAGCGGGTGATTTGGGCGTTCCCCGATCCCTCGGTTCCGCTTGAACTCTTTGTCCAGGGTCCTCGACCATCTCATGTGGACGGCGTTTTCGCCGATACTCTTCAGCATCCTCACGCTTCCTCACTCCCGGCTTTCCGGTAGCGATAATCAAGGACCGCTAGGTCGATGTTCAGGCCACCCAGGATTCGATAGCATCCATAGGATATAACTTCGACGATCAGCACGGTCCTCTTTGTGTAGCCGATCCTCGCCCGCAGAAGATCGCGGCCCCCTATAGAGAGAACCCACCGCTCCCCGGTTTCTGGGTTCCTGTTGCTAACGGCCAGACCTGCACCAAGATCGACACCCGGAGGTCCGCTTGGCACTTGTCGCAGAAGGTGCCGTGGGCCCTGGCGATCGCCCGCTTCTTGGTCTTGTTCCGGCTGAACACCCGACAGGCGCAGGTCACGAAGTATTTGAATTTCATCTCTTCTTCTCCATGCCGATCATCTTCAAACCGTGGCCGGCATCTATGGCCAATTGCAGAGTCTTTGGGTCATCCAAGAATTTTCGAGCCCTGCCGATCATCGCCTCGAGCTTATCCGAAAGAGCGACAAAGAAATCCTCTCGCTCCTGGGTCCAGTCAAGGAGTGCCCCGTTATCATCGACACCGCGATGCCCAACCATCTTCATCGATTGTCCAGTGCAGAGCCCCTCGTTCTCCGGGTCGGTCGGATCGTGGTCGAAGAATAAGGACTGCTCTTTTCCGAGCCTCACCTCCCAACCCTTTTCCCACTGAACGACGAGACCTGTGCCATCGTCGAATGCCATTCCGTTCTGCTCCCGCTCCCCCCACTCTCCCCGCTTACACCATCTCAAGGTGTAGGCGATGACCTTCCGAGCCTTCTTCACTGACTCGCAGTAGCGACGGCAAAGATGCTTGAACGCATCCTCAACGCCAGATGCCAAATCACTTTCGATGCGCCCGTCCCTGTGATATTCTGACTCTGCCGTCGCCCCGTTATATGATGATCCCTTGCCCATATGCGCCGAGAGGTCAAGGTGTTCTGGGAGATTAATGTAGAACACCTCGCTCTTTGGATCGTAATTGATGGTGACGCTCTTCCCCTCTCTGGTCCCGTCCTTTGTCGGAACGACATAAGAGAATGACCTTATCCTCGGCATCTCAGGTTGACTCCTTGGTGGTCTTTGGGATAGCGATAGAGCATGGCCCCATAAGGCACAACTCGCTGATGTGTGGACAATCCTTCGGGCAGAGATAATTCCCAACCACCTGTTTATCTTTCATCTTTATCCACTGGCGGTTTGGGCTTCTGCCTTCTAGCCAATTCAGACTTGGCTTCTTTCAGGAACTTCCTGCACTTCTCGCCCGGACAACACCACAACCCCTTACAGCACTCCCAACCGTCTGGAAGTTTCGGAAGAACCCCTACAATGATTTCGGTGGCTCCACATGACTTGCAGTAAATGTTTTGTTTGGGATATTGCTCAAACGGATTTCTAAACGGGTTTCCAATCGGCATTATTGTTTTCCCTCCTTCAGCAGATTCACCGCGCTACCGTCGGACGCGAATGTTATTTCGGCGTTCAGTAGCGCATAGCGCCTCTCAAGCACTTCTTGCCGCTTGCCCAAACGCTTCATCTCTCGACCGACGATCCGAAGCTCTGCCTTCTTTTTCTTGGTGGCGGCGGTGTCTTTTCTCGGCATCTCAGGACCGGGATGGCCTGTCACCATGCACATCACAGTCGGGGAAAACAGCGCCGTGGATGCAGGAACATATCGGTTCATCCTCTTTGGGCTTCCCAACCGCCACCTGATCCTGGGCAATCTTATTTTCAAGCTCACCCTTAAACCATTCCCAATCGTTTCCGTTAGGCTTCGGTAGTGTTTGTAGCCATCGGAAAATCTGCTTCCTTCCCTTCACCTCCGCTTTCTCCCTGGCCTCCTCGGAGGTCTTGAGGGCTTCCTCAAGACCGACAATGACGAATGGCAAGTCCTCAACAGATGCGTTTTTGAAACGAGCCCACACAGCATCGTGCGACCTGATTGTTTTGATAGAACGGGCAATATTTTCACGACAAGAGAAATCCCCATCCGGTTTGATTCCAGCCAGACGGCACAGGCCGTCCATTAGATTCTCTTCTTGCTTCTCCTTCTCGGCTAGGGCTTCCTGAGATTTGGAGTGACGATCCTGCTCGTCTCTCAACGCCTGTCTATTCCCGGCGAGTTCCCTCTCCTCCATGGATAAGGCTTGCTCGGTATTCGATAGGGTTTGCCTGAGTAGTGTTGCCTCGCTCGACTGAGCGCATACGGTGTTCCGGGTGTGCCGCAATTCCTTTTTGGTCTCGGCCAGGGCTTGCTCGGCCTTCTCCCTCAGAATAACCTGGACCGAGGAACAGTCGCATTGGACCTGGACTGGAACTGGGCAGTTGGCACAGGTGCCGTCGCAACTTGGATCATGCTCAGAACCGGTATACCATCCCTGCCCCCCGCATTGTGGACAAAGATGTTTCTTTAGCTTCTCAATCTCCTCGGTGAGCCTCGCCTCGGACTGCTTTGTTTCCTCGACAGCTTGGTTCCGGTCGGATCGATAATTGTCTCGGCTTGCCTCCATCGCTTTCAGGTCCTCGGCGTGTTCCCCCTCCGCTTTCTCCCTGGCCTCCTCGGAGGTCTTGAGGGCGGTTTCGGCTTTCTCGGTTCTGCCTTCCCAGTGTTTCATGTATTCAGCCACGTTGGGATTTCTTATTGCTACTTCGATTATCCCCCAAGACTTAAAATCGGCAAGTTCCTTCCCGATTTTCTCAATGTCTCTCCTCACAAGGTAGGGGGCTTCGACGTACCCTTCCTCCGGTGTTGCGACAAACTGACTGAGCCCCGCCATCAAATCACCGTGCATCCTATCTAGTTTTTCTTTATCGTTCATGGCTTCCTCCTAACGGCTATGCATTGCTGACCCATGTGGCGCTTGCCTGAAGCCACCGCATTCTTCTTTTTTATGGGAGTTTCCCCGCGCCCCCCGCATGAGCAGAGCCAAACGAAAAGCATGGGGCTGACCTCAAGGACTCGGAAGTATTTGCAGTCCTTCATGGCTTCACCGCCATCTCCTTCATCACTCCGACCTCATGCTCGAGTTCCGTGATCCTGCCCCTGGACTCGAGGAGCTGCTTGGACAGAGTCACGATCTCTCCCTCGGCCTCGGTGCGGAACTCTCTGAGCGCCCTAAGGTGGCAGTCCGGGCAAGCCCCATGCCTGATATGGGAGCAGTTCGACGGCAACTTGAACCGGAGCGGCTCAATCTGTTTCCTGATGCCCTGGCACTTCGCGTCGATCGGGCGGAAGTGGAACCGCCGGCACATCAGGCAGTAGAGCTGCTCGTTGAAGAGCTTGGCGGTCTGTTCGTCTTTGGTGGTCATTACGCCTCCGTGAAAAGAATATCTGATGCTCTCACCAATCCCCGCCCTTCGGAAATGATGAGTTTTCTCGCCGACAAACGCTGAAGGTAGGTATCCCGGCTCGATCGTTTGTAGTCGGTGGACTCGCTGATAGCGTCCCGCTCCAAGGCGTTTGGATAGGCCTTGATCAGGATATCGAGGATTGCTTTCTCTCCAGAAGGAAGCCGATCGAGCCAGTGCCGGCGCAATGCCTCGCCGGTCGGCAGCGGCTCGTAGTCGGTACCGAGGGCAGAAATGCCCGCATCGGTGGGGCATAGGCTATCTCCCCGTCTGATAACGTGGCTTGCCTGGGTCAGGCGCTGCAAATAAGTGTCCCGGCTCGATCTCTTGTAGCCGGTCATGACGGTGATCTGCTCTCTCGTTGCCCCGTCTGGTGATTGGGCTATGACCTTGAGGATCGCCGTCTCACCCTTTCCCAACCGGTGGGAGTCGTCCCCGTTACTCTGCAGCTTTGGCGGGGGCATGGGGGTCGTGGTACGAGGAACCCATGGCTTTTGGACAGCAACGGGAATGGCCTGTACCTTCGGAACTGCTGTCGATTGGAGCAGATCGGCGGCAGCTTTTTGTAATCCATCCGTAGCCTTGAATCCAGAGCCACAAAGGGATCGGATTTGCTCCGATATCTTTTCTGTTCTGCTGACCACTTTCTCGATGCGTTTTATCTGGGCCTCGGAGACGGTCTTCCCCTTAGGACTTACTGGCTTGATCTTCAAAAGAGACTCGATCTTGGTGGTGAGCTGATCCACCTTCGCGGTCAGCCGGCCATTCTCACTTTGCATCTTGACGATCCTGCGCTTCATCTCGGTCGGGTCTTTGGCCTTCGCCCTTTCGACGGTCTCGGTCATCTGACCGCGCAACGCCTCGAGGTCTACCTTGGCTAGGCGCTTCGGTTCGCGTTTCGTCTCACCGACCTTGGGAGTTCTCGACGAATCGAAGGTCCACTTCTTCAGGATTTTATGCTTGGCTAGGTGGCGGAGCCAAGAAGGGCTCCATATCCAGGCCTCACCGATGTGGAGCTTTGCCAGGGAGTTGAACAGCTTCCCCGCTTCATCTGGAGTACCATTCGCGTCGACCCACTCCAAGAGGGCCTTTCTATCGTGCCTCCCAGATGTCTGCATGGCGACGAGGACTTCCACCTGACTGAGGAGATTCTTGTTGACCATCGATGGGCGCTGACTCATCATGGTGATCCCGAGTCCTCGGCTTCGCCCCTTGCAGACCAAGTCCTCCATGGCCCCTAGCAACTGAGCCTTCCTCGGATCGATGAATTGCGGAGCGAATGTCTGAGCCTCGTCGACGAACAGATGTAGAGGCCTTCTATTCCGATTAGCTTGCTCGAAGAGTTCTTCGCAGAACTCAGTCGCGAACCGGACCATCGCTGCCTTCCTAAGATCGCTCAGATCGAGGATCACCATCGAGGTCCCAGAGGAAACGAACTCGGCCAGGATGCGGCCCGCAGTCTCTTCTATCGGCAAATCACCGTGTGCCCCGCCTATGACGACGACAGGTATCCCGGGCTTCTTCCCGTCATGGTTCGCCCGAAGACCCCACCAAACGCCGAGAGGGTCCAAGACCACGAAGGGAAGCCCGCTCTCCGCGAATCCTTCAGCAAGCTTCATGCCGGCATAGGTCTTGCCCGCGCCTTTTCTGGCAAGAATCCCGAAGGTCTGGGTCGCTGCATCGATCGGGAACGATAGTCCTTCTGCGAATTTTATCTTCACGGTATCCTCCTAAAGTGCGGAGACCAGGAGTCTTCCAAACCCCGGCCCCCTGTGATCCGCCCGAGTCCCTTGCGGGACACCCATCCCTAGGTGTAGAGGATCACTAAAGTTAGAGATGGTGGGATTCGACACCCACGATGGGGCTTTCGGTCGCGTCTCGCAATGACCTATTCGTTTTCGCCCTGTTCTCGACCTCACGGTCGCAGGAACCATGGACTCACCTAGCAGTCGATCGGCGGGATTCGACATTTCAGACGGTCCCTCGTAAACCGATCGTTCTACCCCTCCATGCCGCATCTCAATATTGTGGCTCTCGCCCCCCGAGAAGGAAGCCTCGGAAGTTCTGGGACCAACGGGAACAACATCAACTTTTTCGAGGACATTCCGGGCGGTGTTCGATCCCGGTTTACCCTTGACGCTTACTGACTTCAACCATGAGTGGCTTGAACCTGACCCCTTGCTGACTGGAGCCTTGAACCTTAACGCTGCCCGAGGTTTCCCCCGGCCAACAGTCGGGGATTCGAACCCCAACTCGCTTAAATGGCGAGTATTACCCACGCTTGGTGACCCGATATCGCTCAGGACTTGGCGTTCCCATTTTCCAGTTTTTATCTCTACCCGTGGGCGAGAACCAAAATTGTACGAGGGCAGTGCTGCCGATCCCCTCGCTGATCTGTTGGTTGCGCGGCCATTCGGCCCCAACCGTCTCTGCGTCTTTCCCGCCGTGCCACAGCATACCCCATCTTCATCGCCTGACGAGGCGAGGTTGGGCGGGAGGAGTTCTTTAGACGAGTTTGTCTTCATCAACCTTCACATCGATCGTGAGGTCTGTCGTCGCGTTCACCGTCTCGAGCTTCGCGTCGATCCGCGAGGGCTCGTGCGTGTACAGCTCCACCATCGCGTCCCGCAGCTTGGGATCGAAGAACCGCTTGATCTTGATCAGCACGGGCTCGTTGGTCGTCTTGTCGGTGAAGGCCTTCGGCTGAAGTCCGCGATCGCCGAGACCCTGCCAAGCCGCCTTGTCCATGTTCGCCAGTTCCCGCCGGCGCAGGACCCACTCGGCCAAGCTCTTGGTGACCTCTTTCTCGCCAAGGACGATCGTGACCTCGGTATCCAGGTTCGTCTTCTGGATCGCGATGGCGAGTTCCCCCATGAGCTGCACGATGTCGAAGTGGGACTGGAGCCACTCCTTGATCTGTCCCATCGGCTCCTTGTACGCGGGCTCCTCATCCTCCATCCCCGCGCAGTTCGTGCTGATCTTCTTGCGGAGGTCGCCGGCCTTGATGACCAGTCGCTTCCGCAGCTTCATTGCTTCGATTATCTTCATGCATCCTCCTTGAGTCTTGAACGGCAAATCGGGCGGGGGTGCCTCACGCCGTTGCCCCCCGGCTTTCTACTTCTTGCGAGTCTTCTTCGGCTTTCCGAGCGGCTCGATCTCGGTGACCTGGGACTGCTTGCTGTCGTCTCCCACGATCCTCACGAGGTTCCCGCTCTTGATCGCAGCAGTCGCGACCGCCTCGACCTCAGGCTTATCGGTCTCGAACTGAGCGCCGATCATGGTCACGATCATCCAGACCTTGGTGTCGCCCCTCTTACCGGCGATCACAGCCTTGACGAGGTACTGGTCCTCCTTCGCGAGGGCCATCTCCTGCGACTGGGAGTTGTTGGTGTCGTTCTTCTTCTTTTCCTTGCCCGTGTCCGTCGCGGAAGTCTCCTCCTCTTCGGCCAGAGCGCCATCGATGTAGTCGGGTTCACCGTCTGGCAGGATCGCGGCCTGATCCGACTTGAACGCGATCTGCATCTCGACGGTCAGCGGGCCGAACTTTGAGAGGCCGAGCTTCGCGACGGTCTTCTCGCACATAGCCGGGAAGTTGTCCTTCCAGACACCGGTCCCGTACTTTTTGTAATTCTGCGAGTATCTCTTTGCGTGAGCCTCGAGCTGCACGGTGGTCATGTAGAACCACTTCTCGAACCCGTTGAGGAGCTTGAAGTAGAGGACAGTCCCGATCACCTTGTCGCTCCTCTTCTGCTCGGCATCGAACTCCATGGTCCCCTTGAACTTGTCGTGCTTGACGAGTTCACCCTCGTTGACCTGCGCGATGTTGATCGTGAGGTACTGACCCGATCGCATCGCGAGTTGGTAGATGCCCTTCCACCCGATCTGGAATGTCGCGACTCCCTTGTAGGGAACCATGTGCGCCATGCCGAGCTGCGGGTTGATGGGCAGGTCCAGGGTCGCGGCGACCATCGCAGACGAGATGATCGACATCGGCTCACAGTTCTGTAGATGCTTGTTTGCTGATACCGCCGAGACCACGCTCGACATGAAGGCCGGGGCCTTCTTCTCGAGGACATCGCTGAACTTGCTCTTGATCGTGGTCGTCTTGAGAAGAGCGTGGAGGCTCATCCCGGGCCTTATCTTGACCTCCTCGGTCGCGAGGGCCTTCCCTAATTTTGCGGCGGGTGCTTCTCCCTTCTCGGTCTCCATGTTCTCTCCTTACTTCTTGGGTTTGATGGCCGCGATCCTGAGGACACGGCTCTGCGACGGCGTTGCGTACTGGCTGTAGATGTCGGGCTCCTTATCCTTCAGCTCCTTCTGGTCGAGGCGCAGCGTGGTCTGGTTCTTCCAGGTGATCTTGAAGCGGTCGCTCATCCCGGCAGCGTTCTCTCCCATGATCGCCTTGATCATGTTCTTTTCCTTCTCGATCACACCCTTCAGGACCTTCTCGTCAGCCTGGAGGCCCTTGATGCTGTCCGCCAGTCTGTTGACCTCCTCGCCGAGTTCTATGGCGGCGACCTCCTGACCGTGGGGGAAGAGCCTGTAGAGGACCGGGGCATCGTCCTTGGTCACCACCTGTGGCATGACCCTCGGCACGATATATTTCTGCCAGAACTCCACGCACTTCACCCTTATCTGCCTGATCACCTTCTCGTCGCGCTCGACGACTCTCCACCTGAAGTCCTGGTTCCCACCGATGAGGACGGCGGCATATCCGCGCTGCTTCCCGGTGACCATTAGTTGGAAGAGAACCTGGACGATCACTTCCTGGGGGATGTCCTCTTCCCCGGACCATTCTTTAGCGGCCCATGCCCCACAAGTCTTGGCCTCGAGGACAGCGTCTTCGCCGACCACGCGCCGATCGAGGTTGACCGCGAGGAATGGGAACTCTTTGTCGTAGACGGTCTCGTTCACGCGGTGGACCTTCTTGCCAGTTTTTAGCGTGAAGAGCTTCGCTACAACATCCTCCAACTCATTGCCGATGATGATCGGCAGCTTGTCGCTGATGTCCTCGGGCTCGACCGCCCCGGTCTTCTCACTCCAGACTTCGAGCGGGGTCTTCCATCTCGAGAGCCCCAGGATCGCCGCCGCGTCAGACGATCCGATCGACTCCTTCCTTTTTTTTCGCTGCTCTTCTGTGATCATTTAGTCTCCATGCGTAGCGCCCTCCCCTTAAAGGGGAAACGACGGATGCTGCTTCTTCACGGTCTTGGCTGTCCTGCGCTGCGGGTTGCGACCCAGGCCAAACCATCTCGAGACGGTCCCGATGTCTTCCGGGGGAACCAGTCCCTCTGCGAACTCTCGGGGCGTGAGCTTGTTCTTCTTGAGCCATGCCCTCCGTTCCGCCGCTATCTTTCTGCTCATGGTCTTATCTCCCTTTGGGTCTCCAGTAAGATTGTAGCACGATTACTGTAATTGTCAACACCCACCGCGTGATGCGACTCTGAATCTGCACCCGCACTCACAGGTGATGATGCCGGCCTTCTTGGCGATCCTGCGCCGGGAGAACTCCCCGGGTCTACCCTCCCACAGCTCTGCCGGCTCGAAACACTTCGGGCATAGCGCCGAGGCGATCACCATTACTAGCATCGCGGCCCTCTTCATCGCTGATCCCTCTCCGCCGGCGTGGTCGGGAGCGACATCGGCCAGATGCAGCGCAGCGGTTCGTGCGTCTCGCAGCAGCGATCCCCCGGCTTCTTGGTGGGACGGCCACAGGTTTCCTTCGGTTGATCGAGGTCGGCGAGGTTCCACCGGCAGGTCACGATCAGTTTACCTTCAGCGTTTCTGAATTTCATTTGGGTTCCCTATATATGACAATCGAACACCGACAAGAGCGTGTCTCCAGGGACCGACTCGATGAGCTTGTACATCTCGTTGGCCCACGCTCCCCCGTCCTTCTCGTCAGACACGAAGCCCCACCAACCCATATCGCCGCGCTCGTACCATTTCCCATCCTTGACCACGGCGAAGGTGCAGACGGCATCTCGGATCGCTCGGCCAACATACGCTTCTCGACCACCGAGATAAGACTCGAGGTCCAACCAAACAACCAGATTCCGGTCTTCCTCATTCAAATCCTTGCGCTTGCGGATCGCTTCCAATGATACGAGTGCGCTCTGGTCGTTGTACTTTTTCCGTTTTTCCTCGATGGTCTCTTCGCCCTTCAGGACATCCTTCCAGAGCAACTCAACCCCTGGAATCTTTCCGCCGAAGAGGTTGGACAGCCGATCGTAACGATTACCGGCCTCATCGGCCTTCTCGTCGCGCATGGCCTGGAAATCGATATCGCGCTTGTATGCCTGATCCGCCACATCGTTGGGCAGCTCTTTGATTCCATGAATCCTCTCGATAGTACCGGGATTCCCGACCAGAGCATCCGCCCCAGTCTTGACCTTGAACATTCCCCGCCATCTCCCGCCGAGCTGATGCCAGTCCCATTTTTTGTTGGGGTTCGTGCGATCGACGATCTTTATAACCTCGCCTTCTTTGTCGACCAAGGCGTAACCATACTTGTGCTTGCCACCGTTCTCACCCATGCCGTCGCCACTACCATTAAGGTCAGGCTCCTCTCCAAAGGGAACGATGGTCTTTCCGTGATATTCCTCGACGAATGAGCGGAATGATTCGACCTCACTCCTTTTGACTTCAACCTCCTTAAAGCCGTTGGGGATGAATCCGACCTTGGCTCGGTAGCCCTTCCCGTCACCCCAGTCTTTGGAACAGTAGTAGAGATTACCGACATATCCAGACCCACCAATCCCTATGTCCTTCGTCTCCTTCTCGGTGGGGTCGCGATAGAATTTGTCGTCGCACGAGTCGTGGAGGAATCCCTCCGGGTCGCGAAGACGGCCCACTTTACCCTTGGTGTATTCAGACCGCGTTTCCTCTGTGATGTCGATTTCCTGCACGAACTCGTCGTCCTGTCCGGTACATTCAAACTCGTGATACGGGGCGAGTTGCTTTTCTGGGTTCTCTCCGACCACCAACACTGTAAAATGGCTCATCTTATTTCAACCTCCCTTGGTTATTTGTAATCATGCAGTAATATTACCAGAGTATGGGCGCAATGTCAAGACCCAATTCCCCTCCTCACGAATTCTCCGAGCTTCTTGGCGCACTCCGATCCAACGAGGTGCGCCCCCATCTCTCCCGCCTCGACATCTCCGTCGACCTTCAGCGCGGCCTGATAGGCTTCCTCATCGTCGGGGTGCAGGATCGCACCGCCATCCACCATGTGAACCGAGGCCGCTGTCTTCGCGTCCTTGATCACCTTGTAGCAGATGAAGCACCGCGCCTTCTTGTCGTAGACGGGGTCCATGTCCTTGTAGGGCGGAGTCATCGTTCTGTAAGCCATCACTCCCCCCGCGCCTTCTTGTCGGCGAACATCTTGATATCCGACTCCTCGACCAGGGGATCGTCGATGTTCTCCTCGACCCAGTCGAGCGCCTCGATCCTGGCCTTGACGATCTCATCTTCCATGTCGGGGTCCTCGCCGGCCAGTTCATCCACCCGATCGGTGAGGTCATCGCCATCAAGGTAGCCCTTCAGCTCCTCGATCTGCGCGTCGGCCTTCCCGTGGTTGTCGCCGCCGAAGAAATCCTTCTGCGGTACGACCGCCCTATACCTCTCGAGCCGGTCGACCATCTCCTTCACTTCCTTGTCGCTTTTCATCATCCCTCCTTACTAATCTTTTTCAGCCCAATGAGGCCGATCTTGTCTGCCAACGCTTCAAGCTCTTCCGAGCCGGCTCCACCATACATTGACATCTCAGCATGAAGCGCGTTGCCGAAATTCATAAGAGTGAGCGAGTCGCCCTTCGCGATGATCTCAACCAGAGATCGTGCGATCCTCTTGTTCCGGGCCTTCGTTGTTTTGTGATTATTAGTAACCATACAGTAAGCTTACATCTTGTACCCCGATTTGTCAAGACCTAATTTCAAATTCTTTTTTCTCGACGAGGAATTGACACTTCCGATTCCGCGTGATAGAATCTCTGTACGGTCTCCATGCCGTAGCCCCGGACCCCACATCGAAAGGTGCGGGGTCCATTGCTTGACAATTTTTTTTCCTTGGTGTAGAATCTTTGTGTCGTAGCTGATACACAGGAGAACCATGGAATTCACTCTGGAAAAAGAAGGGCTCATCGTCCGCATCGACAAGCGAAAAGTCTGCCTCACCAACCTCCAGTTCAAGCTCCTCAAACTCCTCAAGAGCGCAGACGGTCATCTCGTCACTCGCCGTCGCATCATGCGCGAAGTCTGGGGATGGCCGCACGATGTCCAGGGGAGCCTCTCCACGCGAACTGTCGACCTTCACATCAGCCGGCTGCGGCGAAAACTCAATGGTAGGAGGATGCTCATCAGGACTGTAAGAGGGCGGGGCTACGCTTACATCATTTAAAGGATCAGGAGACCGGCATGGCATGGATCGAGTCACACGCTGCACTTGAAGGACATCCGAAACTCGTAGACCTGATGGGCGCGACCGGATGGGACCTGGACACCGCGATCGGGAAGCTGCACAGATTTTGGTGGTGGTGCCAGAAGTACGCGGAGGACGGCGATCTCCGCCGCCACGGGCCCGCCAGGATCGCGGGGGCCATGGGATGCCCGCCATCTAAGGGAAAGTCGCTCCTGAAGGCGCTCACGGCCTCAGGATGGGTCGATAAGAAGCCTTACCTCAGGGTCCACGACTGGTGGCGCTACGCGGGGCCCTGGCTCCGGGGCAAATACAAGCGGAATCCTTCTGTTTGGGAGGAGATCAGAGGTCGTTTTGTCAAAGAACCAGTGCCTGGAGAGCAAAGGAAATCTGGAATAACGAATCTTGGACAGTGGTCAGCAGCGATAAAGGCTAGAGATGGGCGCTGTTTGTTGTGCGGGATTAGAAAAAATCTCCACGCTCACCATATTTATCGAGTAACCGATGATGTCTCAAAATGCTACGACCTTGAAAATGGGGCGACCCTCTGCAAAAAGTGCCATGAAAAAGTGACTGGAAATGAAGAACAATTCGTAGAAAAGCTTAAAAAACTTGTACACGGTACTAGTCACGGTACAAAGCATGATTTGGCGGGTACTGCCCATCAACACCGAACCGAACCGAACCGACCTACCGAACAGAACCTACAGAACCAACCACCGCAAAACGGACAGTCGACTTATCCACAAGGTGGAAAACTCGGTGGACAACTCAAGAGCGGGAAGCATCCCCTCAACCCTCTCGCTACTCGAATGCCTTTCGGTGAGTTCAAGGGCGTGGAGGTGCAGGACCTCGAGCCCTCCTACTGCGAGTGGCTGATCAAGAAGTTCCCCGGGCGCGGGAGGCTCGGAGCCCAGATCATCAAGGCTCTTCACATGAGGGTCGAGCAAGACAAGATGGATAAGGACCTGAAGAAATGAGGGGCCTTTGTTTCGAGCAGATTCCCGGTGAAGGGAGCTGCATCTACTATCGGAAACGGAAAGGAGGTAGCATGGCAGGAGCAAGAGATCAGAGCAGGGTCAGCATCGACGAGGTCCGCGAGAGCGGCCACCTCCCGGCGCTGAAGAAGTTCGTGAAGGGACTCGAGATTGTCGCTCTCGCGTTCATCGGCGCGGTCTGGAGCAAACAGGCCGTGACCCGCGTGAAGAACAGCGCCCACAATCAGGGCGTGGACCCGATCGAGCTGATCGGTCGGTTCGCCCGGAAGGGCTGATGGACTTTGGGCGCGACGGCACCTCACAGTTGAGGCCACCGGGGGTGGAAGGAGCCGAGGCAACCCCTTCGCGTCCTTGGATTTGAAATGCCAAGAAAATACCGGAAGCTGAAACCGAACAGCTCGGCGGACTACCGCAACCGAGCGGGACACGCCTGGAACCGCAAGGATGTTGTGATGGCGCGGCGACTCGAGCAACTTGCCACCGACAAGGAAGTCTACGAGCGCCGTGGCAAGAAGAAGGGCAAGGGCAGCATCACGAGGCTGCACCACAAGCACCCGAGGTACGCGAAATGATCAGGGGCAGAATCCGTGGCAGGATCAGGCGCACCGACTCTAAGGACAAGGCGGAGAAAGGCAAGAAGAAACAGCGCAGGAAGAGGAGCCCGCTCCAGATCATCAAGTCCGCGCTCGACGCTCTCTGGTCAAAGCTCGTGAGGAAGCGCGACGGGAAGTGTGTCCTCTGCGGGAAGGAGCCGCCAGAGTGGCTGTGCGCTCACCACTGGATCGTGAACCGGCGGGCCTCGATGGCGATCCGGTGGCTGATCCTGAACGGCGTGACGCTCTGCTACGGGTGCCACCAGAGGGTCCACGAGACGGCCTCCGCCGACACGGTCCTTAGGATCAGGGAGTACATGAGGACCAAGGGGCTCGACGACGAGGAGTACGAGCGGATTCTCAAGCTCGGCCACGGGATCGTGAAGTGGACGATGGATGAGCTGCGGCAGCTCAAGGTCGCATTCACCGAGAAGCTCAACGAGCCGATCAATCGAGACGAGGCCGACTACAGGGAGGACTTTCCGAGATGATCAAGATGTACGGGTGCTACCACTGCGGGTTCAAGATGCGGGCCAAGCGCAAGCCGAAGAGATGTCCGGTCTGCGAGAAGGTGTCTGAGGATGTTCCAAAGGTGGGGCCGGCTCCATTCGTAGCTATGGATGACCGACCGATCAAGAAGTTTCGGGTGAAGGACGATCCCCACATCGGGCCTAAGGTGCTGCTCGTATTCTCGCTGCTTTTTTTGGCCGGGGTTCTCATCTACGGGATGTGTGGGGCAGGATAAAATCAAGGAGGTGTAACATGGAGCTGTTCAACAAGAAGCCGTTCAGTCTGAAGAAGCCGGGGACCGAGATTCCGGTCGAGGGGATACCGAAGCTCGACAAGATCGCGATCGTGAGCCCGGAGGGAGAGCGCGTCCAGAGCGCGATGACCCTTCAGGTCGCCGCCGCTGTGATCACCAACGGATGCGACTGCGACAAGAAGTCCGCGTTCAAGTGCGAGTGCCTGATCGACGCGGCCCGCAGCATGATGATCGGCGCTGCCCGTCTCGTGGAGTTGGGCAACACGGCCAGGGAGAAGACTGCCGAGTACGCGGAAGTCCTCAAAAGGATCGCTTGTCTCTCGCGGGACTGCTCGTGCGACTGCCAAAAGATCGCGTCGGACGCTTTGCCGAAGCCGACACCAGGGGCCAACGCATGAAGAATAAGACATTCTACATCGTCGTGAATCAGGACTTCGAGCCGCTGTCCAAGGGGCCGTCGGCGCGGACCTTCCAGGCGGACGGGGACGCTGAGAAGGCGGCGACCTCTCACGCTCGGCACCATGCCGGCTTCGCCTTCTATGTGATGAAGGCCACCAAGAAGTGCGTGGTGAACGGCATCTCCAAGGTGGACCTCAAGTGAGTACCTCCAATCAGGTGTACGAGGAGATTCGCCAGGAAGGGCTGATCGGGAAGCTTCAGCTCCAGATTCTCGGCGCTCTCATGTTCGCATCGGAGCCGCTCACGACCGGGGAGATCAGCAAGCAGATATGCTGCGACCAGAGGAACACCTCGTCGCCGAGGATGGCGGAGCTTGTGCGCCTCGGCTGCATCAAGAAGGCGGGATACCGGCGCTGTCGGGTGAGCAAGCGATCGTCCTATGTCTGGGAGTTCACCGGCCAGAAGCCGGTCAAGCCGCTGCGGTCGGAGGCGGTGTGCTGCCCTACCTGCCGTGGATCGGGGAAGGTCATCCGCGATCCTGAACCGTCATGCCCTGCCGATCCTGTTCAGGCAACGCTCTTATAATGCAGGGGATCAATCACACGCTTCGCTGCCCCATGTGCAAGAAGAAGGACCGCGTGGGCTCTAAGGATCACGGGAAGGCTTGGGCGGGGACTGGGCATTGCCGCTTGAAGGCGATCCAGAAGCTGATCAGGACTCAGTACGAGTGCGAGTGCCAGGACTGCGGCCATAAGTGGTGGAGCCTTCATCCACAGGCGGAAAGAGCTTGGAAACATTTCGGGAGGAAATAAAATGGATAACGGAATACCGATCGATGGAGCGCAGACGACCTCGGACCAGTTCAAGGAAATGCAGCGGGAGCTTGATGCCGCCGTCGCATGGGGCAAGGGCCTGAAGGAAGGAGATATCATGCCCAACGATGATGTTCAGCGCGTCAAGGTCCTGGTCGCAGCCTTTGAGGGATGCCAGGACGCGATGAACACGATGCTCGAGAACACCAAGAAGCGGTTCGAGGACGCTGTCCGGGTGGCCGCGCAGGAGCTGTTCGAGAAACAGGCCGGCGGAGGTAAGGGATGAGGAGCGGAGAAGCGCGTAAGAGCGGGAAGGGCGGCGGTCGTTTGTCAATCGCTGCGGGACTGGCGTACCTCAGTTCGATGTGGCAGAAGCGCGAGGGCAAGAAGGAGGAGACCGCTGCCCGGGAGTACAGTGGGGTCAAGGAGCGGCCCAAGCCCGTGAACAAGTTCGTGATCGATAGACCCGAGGTCCCCGATCGCGCATTCCGCCGGCGGGAACACCGGGAAGAGCGGAAGGGCCACCAGTACGCGGTGACCAACGAGCAGACCGAGAACGAGGCCAAGAGCCGTGGGAAGGTCACGAGGCGTGTTCGATGAGATGCCCCAAGTGCAGGACCGAGAAGGCGATCGGTCATTGCCCGGGCTGCAACTCCCAGAGAGTCTGCGCTCAGTGCCACGGGATCAAAGAGGTCAAGATGGCGGGCAAGGGCAAGAAGCGACCGCTGTGCAAGTTCTGCCGGGAGGCGAGTGGGCTGTGACCCCAGAGCAGCGGTATCGCCTGAAGAAGCCGTGGATCAAATACATCTGTTGGGCCAAGCGCCGATGCACGGACACGAAGTCGAAGTGGTTCAGGTATTACGGTGCCAAGGGCATCAAGATGCTTCTCAATGTGGATGAGGCTGAGTTCCTGTGGAAGCGTGACAACGCCGACAAGTTGGTGAAGCCCAGTCTTGATCGGAAGAAGTCTCACCTGAACCACACCATTGAGAACTGCCGCTTCATCGAGTTCGAGCTGAACTCCAGAATGGGTTGGGACCCGAAGGCTCACCCAGATAAAGACGAGGACCCAGGCAAGAGAGAGGCTCACGACCACGAGAGCGGTTGGGATGCCGAGGAGGATTCGAAGCATGAGTGATGAGATGACCGCGTCCAAACTCTTGCGTCAGCGTGAGGAGTGCGCGAGAGAGACCAATGCGAAACTCGACAAGGAATTCGAGCCTCTGCTGCACCCGATGATCAGAGCCCTCTTGAGGATTCTGGGCAAGCATGGTAAACTAGACTGATGGCCGGCAAGCTCACCCCAAAGGAGCGAATCTTCATAGTCGAATACTTGAAGGATCGCAACGCTACCAAAGCAGCGATCGCCGCCGGCTACTCCAAGAAAAGCGCAAAGGAAATAGGGTATGAGAACCTCACCAAACCTCACATTCGGTCCAAAGTTGAAGCTGAGATCGAGGCACAGGAAAAACGGACCAGGATCACTTCCGATAGTATCCTGACTGAGCTGCACAGGATCAAGAACACCGATGTCCTTGAGCTGTTTGATGAGAATGGGGCACTTAAGCCGATCGCCGAAATCCCATTAGACCTCCGACGCGCCATCCGCTCCATCGAGACCGACGAGCTTTGGGAGTACGACGAGGACTCCAAGAAGCGCATCAAGGTCGGGATCACCAGGAAGATCACGCTCTGGGATAAAATCGCCGCGACGAACCTGCTCGGCAAGAACAAGAAGCTGTGGGTGGAACGCGTGGAGCATGAGACCGGCGAGACGCTGTCGCAGCTCCTCGAGAAGACCTGGAAACCGGAGAACAAGAAATGAGCGAAGGATGGAAAAAGGTCAATGGCATTTGGCGGCCTCCGTGTGACTACGCTCATGACGTTGAACCTGCCGTATTTGAGACCGTCATTCGTGGCTTTCGTCCGCCACCAAAAATAGAGAGCAGGAAGAAGGGGACCAAATGAAATCACTGAAGAAAGCCGTGGACGGACTCGCATTCCTGGGCGCGATTGTGGTCCTGTCGCTGATGGCGGGCGGCTGCATCGGGACGAGCAAGACCAAGGGGGAGCTTCGTCTGGATGTGAAGCGGTGCCGGGAGGATGGTCGCTTCTGGTTCAGGAGTTGGAAGTCCTGCGAGAAGACCAGGATGACCGAGGCCGAGTGGGGCGATCTCTTCAAGGGGCTGCAGGAGGAGACACCATGACCGACACAATCGTAGAGACGAAGAGGGAGCAGGAGCTGTTCTTTGAGGTGGAGACGCGCAAGCATCAGCAGGAGGTCTCGAATCTTCTGGTCAAGTTCTCGAAGCTGCTGCTCGATCGAGCGAGGCTTCACGATCGCTCCAAGCTTGAGGAGCCCGAGCGGGCGATCTTCATCAAGTATACGCCGAAGCTCAATGGGCTCACCTACGGGTCGGATGAGTACAAGGCTTGCCTCGATGGGATGAAGGTCGCGCTCGACCACCACTACCGAGTCAACAAACACCACCCTGAGTTCAACGACATCAACGGCTTCAGTATCCAGAGCAATAACGACCCGATCCAATCCATGGACCTGATCGACATCGTTGAGATGCTCTGCGACTGGATGGCAGCGGTGAAGCGCCATGCCGACGGGAACATCGGGGTCAGCATCGACAAGAACGAGAAGCGTTTTGGAATCAACCCGCAGCTCTCGCAGCTCTTCAGGAACACGGTTGGAGAGATGGGCGAGGGCTGATGCCGTCCCACTACATCCTGAAGGCGTGGCGCGAGAACCCTGAGAAGTTCGTCTGGGACAACTTCCAGGCCACCCCAGACAAGTGGCAGAGCAAAGCCCTCCGCGTCTTCCCCTCCCAGAAGCCCAACGAGATCAGGCAGTCGCTCCAGGCCTGTGCCGGCCCCGGGAAGTCGACCGTCCTCACCTGGATGGGGTGGAACTTCCTCTCGTGCTACGGGGACAGCAAGCATCATCCCAAGGGCGCTGCGGTCTCCACCACCTACCAGAACTTGATGGACAACCTCTGGCCTGAGTTCGCCAAGTGGCACAACCACTCCGAGTTCCTCAAGCGCCAGTTCACCTGGAACAAGGAGCGCATCTCATCGAAGGAGTTCCCCGAGACTTGGTTCATGTCGGCGCGGTCGTGGTCGAAGACGGCCAACGCGGAGGAGCAGGGGCGCACACTCTCCGGGCTGCACTCCAAGTACGTCTTGGTCCTTATCGATGAGTCAGGTGATATCCCGCTCTCGGTGCTGCGGGCCGGCGAACAGGCTCTGGCTGATATGCCGCTCTTCGGCAAGATCATCCAGGCCGGCAACCCAACGAGCCTCGAGGGGATGCTCCACGCCGCCGCCACCACGCTCTCTCACCTATGGAACGTCATCAGGATCACGGGTGACCCGGACGATCCTGACCGATCGCCGCGCATCAGCAAGTCCTGGGCACGGCAGCAGATCAAGGACTTCGGCAGGGACAACCCGTGGGTCATGTCCTACATCCTCGGCCTCTTCCCGCCGGCCTCCATCAACACGCTCCTGGGGCCTGACGAGGTCCGCAGCGCCATGCAGCGCCACCTCAAGGATCATCTCTATGGATTCAGCCAGAAGCGCCTCGGTGTGGACTGCGCCCGCTTCGGTGATGACCGCACGATCCTGGCACCGCGCCAAGGTCTGGTCGCCTTCAACATGGCCGAGATGAGGAACGCTCGGGGCCCTGAGGTAGCAGCCCGGATCGCCCTGGCGGAGCAGCGATGGCACCACGAGCTGTGCTTCATCGATGACACCGGCGGATGGGGAGCGAGTACCCAGGACGCTCTCCTCCAGGCCAACCTCAACTACATCCCAGTGAACTTCAGCGGCAAGGCATCAGACCCGCGCTACTTCAACAAGCGGGCAGAGATGTGGTTCAAGATGGCCGAGTGGATCAAGCGGGGCTCGGTACTGCCCAACGATCCCGAGCTTGTCAGAGAGCTGACCGCGCCCACATACACATTCAAAAACGGCAAGTTCATCCTAGAGGACAAGAGGCAAATCAAGGCTCGGCTTGGATTCAGCCCGGACAAGGCCGATTCCCTGGCCCTCACATTCGCGATCGCTGAAGCTCCATCAGTCTACCGCGATCATGTGACCAAAATTTTGTTCGAGAAGGCCAACCACGTCAGCGACTACGATCCTTTCGATCCTTCCAGAGCCTGACGCTCTCGTCGGGTGAATGTAACAATCCTCCTCGTGCCATTGACCCACACCCATTTCGTGGGCCATAATCTACACGAATGGGCCTTGAGTTCGCAAGAGAACTGTTCGAACCGCCGCTCACCGCAGAGCTTCTGGCCCTGGCTCAAGACCATCAGCGCGAGGTCGGGAGCTTCAGAGAGATTGAGCTTGACCCTGCACTCGACAAATACGCTGCAATCGAACGAGCCGGCATCCTTCGGCTTTTCACCGCCCGTGAGACTGCGCTTCAGGGACGCGTGGTTGGGTACGCGACCTTCATGGTCATTCCGCACCTTCATCGGCAGACTTCTATCGAGGCGACCCAGGACACCTTCTTCCTCTCTTCCATTGGCCGGCGTGGAACGAATGGCTATCGATTTCTCAAGTGGTGTGATCAGGCGCTTGCCGAAGATGGAGTCCGCGTGATCCACCACCATGTGACGGTCCACAACGACTTCAGCCCGCTGCTCAAGAGGATGGGATACACCCTCATCGGCAAGGGCTACGCAAGGAGGATTTCATAATGGGCGAGAACAATGCTGCTCTCGGGACCATCCTGACCGCGATCGGGGTTGGCTTCCAGGTATCCGAATCCAAGGCGGCGAGGAAAGAAGCCTCCAAGCAGTCGAAGAAGCGGGAGGAGTCGCAGACGAAACTCCTCGCCGAGGCCACCGCCCGCAGGGATCAGGAGGAATCCGAGACCGCAGCCGAAGCGGCGAGGACCACGGGCCGGCGCAGACAACGAGCTATCTCCGCCGCAGCCAAAGGCCGGCGCAGCACGATCCTCACGGGCCCCAAGGGTCTGGGCGAGATCGGCGGCATCCAACAGAGCGGCAAGACTCTCCTCGGAGGGTAAGTAGTGGCTAACGAGAACCCCTACACGCAGACCAAGATCACAGAGCGTTCCAGGCTCGAGTATCTCCGGGCGCAACTCCTCAACGAGCGATCCACCTTCAAGCCCCACTGGCAGGACCTCAACGATTACATCCTCCCGCGCCGAGGCCGCTTCTTCGTATCCGATGTGAACAAGGGCGATCGTCGCAACCTCAAGATCATCGACTCCACTGCCACCCTCGCCGCCCGGACTCTCAGAGCCGGCATGGTGGGAGGCATCACCTCCCCGGCGCGGCCATGGTTCCGCCTCACGACCCCGGACCCGGACCTCAACGAGCAGGGCGATGTGAAGGCGTGGCTCGACATCGTGACCCAGAGGATGAGGACCGTCTTCCTGCGATCAAACCTCTACAACACCCTCCCGATCCTCTACGGCGACATGGGAGTCTTCGGCACCGGTGCTTTCATGGTGGAAGAGGACTTCGACACCGTGATCCGCACGACCCCTTTCCCGATCGGCAGCTACATGATCGCCAACGATTTCAAGCGCCGAGTCCGCGTCTTCTTCCGTGAGTGGCGCATGACCGTCAGGCAGCTCGTGGAGGAGTACGGCGAAGTCAAGGACGGCATCGTGGTCGGCGGCAATCTGAGCGAGACCGTCACGAAAATGTGGAACACGGGTGAGCATGAGGTCTGGATCGATGTCTGCCACTGCATCAAGGCCAACCCCAAGTACGACCCCAAGAAGCTCGAGTCCAAGTTCAAGAGGTTCATGTCGGTCACCTACGAGAAGGGTTCCCCGGACGCGAAGAACTCCATCCACTTCAACCCGAAGGACGACATCTTCCTAAGGGAGAAGGGGTACGACGAGTTCCCGGCGCTCTGCGGTAGATGGGAGGTGACAGGCGAGGATGTCTACGCCACCGATTGCCCCGGGATGACGGCGCTCGGCGACATCAAGCAGTTGCAGCTCGGTGAGAAGCGATCGATGCAAGCGATGGAGAAGTCCATCAGCCCGCCGGTCGTGGGGCCCTCGAGCCTCAAGAGTGTGCGGACCTCGCTTCTCCCAGGAGAGATGAACTACACTGATGAGCGAGAAGGCTCGAAGGGTTTCAGGGCAGTCTACGAGGTCAAGCCGAAGATTCAAGAGTGGGAAGGCAAGCAAACCCAAGTCCGCCAGAGGGTCAGCCGCACGTTCTACGAAGACCTGTTCCTCATGCTCATCGAAACCGATCGCCGGCAGATCACCGCGACCGAGATCGCAGAGCGCAAAGAGGAGAAGCTTCTTGCTCTTGGTCCCGTCCTTGAGCAGCTCAACCAGGATATTCTGGACCCCCTCATCGACATCACCTTCGCGATCATGGCTCGACAAGGTGTTATCCCTCCGCCCCCCGAGAGTCTCTCGAACAAGGAGCTGAAGGTCGAGTACATCTCGATCATGGCCCAAGCGCAGAAGCTCATCGGGGTAGCGACCATCGAGCGGTTCGCCGGCTTCGTAGGGAACATCGCGCAGCAGACCGGTGATCCCGCCGATATGGACAAGGTCGACATCGACCAGATGATCGACGAGTACGGGGATGGCACGAGCGTCCCGACTTCCATCATACGATCCGACGAAGAGGTCGAGAAGCGCAGGGAGAAACGGGCAAAGCTTATAGCGGCACAGCAGCAGATGGAGGCCATCAAGACCGGCGCGGCTGCTGCCAAGGACCTCGGCGAGGCCAAGATCGGTGAGGACGACACCGCGCTCAAGCGATTGATCGACCAGTCCCAGGCGGGACAGATCGTAGAGGGAGCGTAGGGGAATGATCTCTACCGACGGGATATTTGAATCAGACCAGACTTTCATGCTATTACACCGAGGAGAAAGATGAGCGGCCAGAAGAACGATCCAAAGAACGAGAAGGCCAAGTCAACCTTCACCGAGAAGCGCCTCCATGATTCGATGCGCGAGGTTCTCAGCTCCCCGAGTGGACGGGTCGTGATCTGGGACATCCTCGGGATGGGCGGCATCCACTCCGTCACCTTCACCGGCAACGCGCAAGGCTCATTCCTTGAGGGCAAGCGGGCTCTCTCTCTGCAGGTCGAGGCTCTCGTGATGGAGTCCGACCCCGACGCACTGATCTTGATGATGCAAGAATCTCGCAAACGAGAGGGATCAAATGGCTGAAGAAGAAAAACCGCCCGTAAAGGAATCAACCAACGCGGCTGCGGCGACGAAGACTGGTGAGGAGACTCCCCCCAAGACAAAGGAAGGGGAGGAAACCCCGCCGGTGACGGAAGAGAAGCCGCCCAAAACCGTGACCAAGGACCCCCCGGAGCCTGAACGCATCGTGCCCGAAAAGTACGATCTCACGCTCCCTGAGGGCTCGTTACTCGACGCTGATGCCGTGGAGAGAATAGCCTCCCGTTCAAAGGAGCTTAAACTCACCGCAGAAGAGGCACAAGCGGAGCTGCAACTCGAGAACGATTCTGTAAAGACCTACGTCGACGGGGAAAAGGCAAAGATGGCAAAACAGGCAGTCGCCTGGATCGACGAACTCAAGGCCGACAAAGAGATAGGCGGAGAAGACTTCGAGAAGAACTCCGAACTCTCTAAGCGGGTCGTGAAGCGCTTCGCTCCAGAACTCAGTGAAACATTGAATACGACTGGGTTGGGAAACCACCCCCATGTCGTGCGGATGCTTGTCCGCATCGGGAAGAGTATGTCGGAGGATCAGCTCGTCCTTCCTAACGCGCAAGCGAAGGAAAAGAAATCCCACGAGGTCCTCTTCTACGGTGACACCACCAAACCCAAGGAGAAATAACCAATGGCAACCCTAGGTTCCAATGTCCTTACCCTCGCCGACTGGGCCAAACGTCTTGACCCGGATGGCAAGGTTCCCGCAATCGTTGAGATGCTCTCGCAGACCAACGAAATCCTCGCGGACCAGTTGTGGATGGAAGGCAACTTGCCCACGGGGCACCGCACGACCATGCGTACCGGTCTGCCCACCGTAGCCTGGAGGCTCATCAACCAGGGCGTACAGCCGTCGAAGTCGACCACCGCACAGGTGGACGAGGCCGTCGGTATGATGGATGCGTGGTCCGAAGTCGATGTCGAGCTTGCGAAGCTCAACAACAATGTCGCCGCCTTCCGTCTCTCGGAAGCCCAGGCGTTCATCGAGGCCATGAACCAGGAAGAGGCAAGCACCCTGTTCTACGGGAACAGCGGGATCGCTTCCGAGGAGTTCACCGGACTGTCCGTCCGCTACTCCAGTCTCTCTGCCAACAACGCCCAGAACATCCTGGTCGGTGGCGGAGTGGGAGGCGACAACACCTCCATCTGGCTCCTCGTCTGGGGACAGAACACCCTCTTCGGCATCTTCCCGAAGGGATCGATCGCGGGCCTCGAGCATGAGGACCTCCAGATCGAGACGGTGGAGACGACCGCCGGTATCGCCGGCAATCGGATGAGGGCCTATCGCGACCACTTCATGTGGAAGTGCGGCCTTGCGCTGAAGGACTGGCGCTTCGCGGTTCGCATCTGCAACATCGATGTGTCCGCGCTCGTGACCAAGACCTCGGCTGCGGACCTGATCGATCTGATGATCAGGGCGATCCACCGCATCCCGAACGTCCGCATGGGCAAGCCCGCGTTCTACATGAACCGGACTGTCTTCCAGATGCTCGACATTCAGCGCCGGGACGATGTGATCTCCGGTGGCGGGCTCGTATATAAGGATGTCGACGGCCACTCGATCCCCACGTTCCGGGGCATCCCTGTCCGCACCTGCGATGCGATCCTCGAGACCGAGGCGCTCGTAAGCTAAGACCACGAGACCAAAGGAGAAAATGAAATGATCCATGATAAGGAAAATCTGTACTCGGATGCCCAGGCGGTTACCGCCGCTGCGGCTTCGACCAACCTCATCGACCATCAGGCCGCAAGGGAACTTGGTGTCGGTGAGGACCTGTACCTCGTGGTGCAGTGCGATGTGGCGATGACGGACGCGGGGTCGGACTCGACCCTGGCGGTGATCCTTCAGACCGACGCGCTTGCAGCCATGGGCTCTCCGCTTACCGTGATGGCCGTCGGGGTGTTCCCGGCGCTCTCCGCGATCGGTACTCGGTTCGTGGTCAGACTTCCCGCCGTGGGTGACAACCCGTGGGAGCAGTTCACCCGCGTTTACTACACCCCGGCCAACGGAAACCTCACCACAGGTTCCTTCACGGCGTTCCTCACGAAGAACCCGCAGCTCGATAAGTCCTATCCGATCGGGTATACCATCAGCTAACCAGTCAAGGCAACGCTGAAAGGAGAACGACATGAAAGTTCAAGCAATAGAACTCGGTTACTACGGGAACTGCCGCATCAAGCCGGGACAGGTCTTCGAGTTGACGACCAGGACCGGGGTGTCGAAGGATAAACTGGGCAAGTTGAAAAAGCTCACCCTCACACCCGAGCAGCAGTTCTCGGACACCTGGATGCGCAAGGTGTCTGAGAAGGAAGGGAAGCCCGTGAAGATCGAGAAGTCCGACCCCGACAAGAAGAAGGAAGGGGTAATCTGATAGCGGGGGGGTCGGGGTTTCGGCCTCGGCCCCCCATGCTTTCTGAGGAGGAGTTTAATGGGAAGCCCACGATTCGATTTCAATATGGACTACGAGGCCGTCGCGGCCAGTCAAACCGATCAGGTCCTCGGGCCGACAGGCGCACTGGGAGACATCCTAGAGCGTGTCACCATGACCGTCACGACCGCCGCCACGAGCGCGGTGAGTATCAAGGACGGCAACGGCAGTGCGATTCCGCTCCTTGCTGCCAACACTCCGATCGGTGTCTACTGGGCCGAGATAGGGGCCCGCGCCAAGAACGCGACGACCCCTGGATGGAAGATCACCACCGCAGCCGGTGTGGCCGCTGTGGGGATCGGGAAGTTCTCCTAAGGAGGAGCCATGGCACTCAAAAATATGAAGTTGGCCCCACAAGAAAGGGGGACTGTCTGCGCCGAAATAAAACCGGAAGAGCCCAGATACCCATACGGTCTCAGCCTCCACCTAGAGGAAGACTCCATGGAGAAGCTCGGTCTCGATGACCTGCCGGCTGTAGGCACGGTCCTGTTGCTCAAGGCCCGCGTCAAGGTCGAGTCGGTCTCCGTCCGCGAACACTCGGGAAGCGACAAGACACGGAATATGGGCCTCCAGATCACCGCCAAGGACCTCGGCGAGGACAAGGGCGAGGACGGCGGAATCTTCGGGAAGAAGTAGGAGGGATAGGTCATGGCCTCGGATACCGAGATAGCGAACATGGCGCTGTCGACTCTTGGCGTGAGCAAGGAGATCGGCAACCTCGAAAACGAGAAGAGCGCGGAGGCTTCTGCTTGCCGGCGCTTCTACGTCCCGATCCGCGACCTTGTGCTTCGAGACTTCGCTTGGCCCTTCGCCCGCAGGTTCGCCACCTTGGCGCTCGTGGCCGACAACCCCTCAGAGACCGACGAGTGGGCCTACAGCTACCGCTACCCGCCAGACTGCGTGATGTTTAGGCGGTTCCAGAGCGGCGTAGCCAATCCCGGCCAGGACCAGAAGATTCCCCACATCATAGGGGAGGATGATGAAGGGCAGCTCATCTACACCAACGAGAGCCCCGCCAAGGTCGAGTACACGCGGCGGATCACACAAGAGTCTCGCTTCCCACCGGATTTCCTCGTAGCCTTCTCCAAGCGCCTTGCTGTTGAGATCGCGCCCAGGATCACCAGGGGAGACCCCTTCAAGCTTGCCAGGGATGTGATGGCCCTCTACACTCTCGACCTCACTGCCGCCCAGTCCAACGCGGCCAATGAGCAGGACATCGGTCAGCCTCCGCGCTCCGAACTCGAGGCATCGAGGGAATAGATGTCGATCCTCTCTCAGCGGTCTCTGGCCGGCGGCGAGATCGCGCCTTCAATCTACGCCCGCACCGACCAGTCCAAATACAAGACCGGTCTGCGGCAGTGCCGTAATTTTTTCGTGAAGCGGCACGGCGGTGTCGATAACAGGCCGGGGACTCAGTTCCTCTCCGAGACCAAGTTCCCATCGAAGACGGTTCGCCTCGTCCGGTTCGTCTTCAACACCGAGCAGACCTACGTCCTCGAATTCGGTGACCTCTATATGCGGGTCCACAAGAACGGGGTGCAACAGGCCTTGGCCGCGAAGACGATCACCGGGATCACCCAGGCCGATCCTGCGGTAGTGACCACGAGCGGGGCTCACGGATACACCTCCGGGGATGAGGTCCAGGTGGCCGATGTCGTGGGCATGACCCAGGTCAACGGTCGCAATTTCAAGCTCACCGTACTGAGCGGGACCACCTACTCCCTGCAGCACATGGACGGCACGACCGACCTCGACTCCACGGCTTTCGATGCATACGTCTCTGGAGGTGAATCCGCCAAGGTCTACGAGATCGTCACGCCCTACCCGGAGGCCGACCTCTCGACGCTCAATTACGCCCAGTCCGCCGATGTGATCACGATCGCCCATCCTTCACATCGCCCGAGGAACCTCTCTCGGTTGGGAGATATCAGTTGGTCGCTCGACACCTTCACCACGGCCCCCTCGGTCGCGTCCCCAGATTACGTCACTGCGTTTGTCGGCGGCGTGGCCTCGGACACCTACAGGTACAAGGTGACAGCCATCCATAAGGACACCGGCGAGGAGTCTCTCCCGGGGAGGGGTTGGAGCGCGACGACACCGACCGCTCTGACCATAACCAATATAACCCAGGCCAACCCCGCCGTCGTCACCACATCCGTCGCGCATGGCCTCGTAAGCGAGACAGGACTCACCATCCCCGCTGACAGGATTTTCGTCGATAACGGCGGTGGGATGATCGAGCTTGAGGGCCGAACCTTCGATATCGAAGTGGTGACCGCGACCACATTCAAACTTCTCGGCGAAGACTCGAGTGGGCATACGGCCTACTCCTCGGGCGGGGTGGCGTGGCTTGAGGCAGTGAAGCTGCCCGCAGCGTCCGCGCCGACCAAGACCAACCCGATCAGGATCGAACTGGGCGCTTCGCTCATCGAGGATGCGTCCTCCTATAACATCTACCGGGAGTCCAACGGCATCTTCGGATACATCGGCACGACAAGCTCTGCAAAATTTCGGGATGAGGGGCTGCTCGAGCCAGATATCTCCGACACCCCACCGGTCGAGCAACGGCTGTTCAATGCCACCGACAAGTATCCATCGGCGGTGGCCTACTTTCAGCAGAGGAGAATGTTCTCCAATACCAACACCGAGATCGAGAAGATATGGGGCTCTAAGACTGGCAACCTCGCGAACTTCTCCATCCGATCACCGCTCCAAGACAACGATGCTGTCTCTTGGAATCTGGCCGGCACCCAGGTCAACGCGGTCAAGAACCTGATCGACCTTGGCGGCTTGGTGATCTTCACGGCCTCCGGTGAGTGGACGGCCCAAGGGAACTCCGCCGGCGCTCTGCTCCCCGGAGAGATAAACCCGAAGCAAATCTCCTACAGCGGCAGCGGTGACCTCCGCCCGCTGATCATCAACAACACCGCGCTCTTCGTCCAGGCTCGTGGCACCGTTGTCCGAGACCTTGGCTTTGATTTCGAGGTCGATGGGTACAGGGGCAACGACCTCACCGTCTTCGCAGCGCACCTCTTCGATAACTACGCCATCGCAGACTGGGCCTTTCAGCAGATTCCTCACTCGATCGTGTGGGTCGCCCGCAACGACGGCAAGCTCCTCGGCCTGACCTACATCAAGGAACACGCGATCTGGGGATGGCATCAGCACGACTTCAAGGGCGGAACCGTGGAGAACGTGGTGTCGGTCCCTGAGGGAAGCGAGGACGCGCTCTACCTCGTGATCAAGAGGACGATCGACGGTAGCGTCAGGAGATACCTGGAGAGGCTGCACACCAGAAAGATCACCGACATCAAGGACTCGGTCTTCGTCGACTCGTCTCTCAGCCACGACGGGGCCAACACCACCGCGACCACGATGACGCTTACTGCCGCCGGCGGTTGGACCAACGAGGATTCTCTGACCATGACGGCAAGCGCCTCGTTCTTCGCCGCTACGGATGTGGGGAATGAAATCCATCTCGTTGGATCGGGGGGCACCTTGATCCGGGCCGCGATCGAGGGGTACACGAGCCCTACGGTCGTGAGCGTCAGGCCGAACAAAGATGTCCCGGTCGCCATGCAGGGAGTCGCGATCACATCCTGGGGCAAGGCCATCAAGGTCATCGGTGGTCTCTGGCACCTCGAGGGTGAGGAAATCTCAGTCCTCGGCGACGGCTTCGTGGCCGCGAACCCGAACAACGATGCCTACGATCTCATCACTGTCGCGGATGGCGAGGCCACTCTCCCCAAGGCCTATGTCGTCATACACGCCGGTCAGCCCATCACCGCTGATCTCACGACACTCGATATCGATGTGGCCGACGGAGAGACGCTGATCGACAAGAAGAAGAACATCTCCCAGATCACATCCATGGTCGAGGATTCTCGCGGGATGTTCGCGGGTCGACAAGCGCCGGCGACCGACGACTCACTCGATGGCCTTTACGAGCTGAAGATCAGGAGCGAAGAGGGCTATGATGATCCCGTCGCCCTGAGGACTGGGCCGGTCGATATCAAAATCGAATCCAATTGGAATTCCAACGGGAGAGTCTTTATCCGTCAGACGGACCCGCTTCCCCTCTCGGTCCTATCCATCGCACCCTCGGGTTACATCCCGATCAGGAGGTAATATGGGAGAAACGGGAGGATTTTTAGCGGTCAGCGCACTTTCCAATTACGGGCAGGTCATCGCCTCGAAGGACGCGCAGGAGATCGCCTCGGAGTTCAGGCAGCAGCGGTTCAGGCATAACCAACAGATCGCGGAGCTTCGGGCCGAGGATGCCGTGATCCGGGGGGACAAGGCGGCAGAGGTTCTCGATGAGCAGACGACTCGCCTCATCGGCTCCCAGAGAGCAGCCTTCGCAGCCCAAGGCATCGAGGTGGACTCTGGATCGGCGCTCGAGATTCAGGTCGACACCCGCGCCATGAGCGAGGCCGACAAACTCACGATCAGAAACAACGCCTGGAGGGAGGCCTTCGGATACAGGGCGCAAGCTCTCTCGTTCAAGGGCGCTGCCGAGTTCGATAAGGCCGCGACCGAATTCGCCGTCAGGCAGACCATCGCCACGGGCGGTCTCAATTTCGCGAGGGATGTGGCGAGGTCCGGTGTCGGAGGACGCTTTGGGACAAAGGACACATCAACCGGGACTGATAGCGGCCCGCTTCCAAGAGGTCGAGTTCATGAGAGGGATATACGCTGATGCCACGCGCTCCAGAGACCAATCCGATTCCGCTTAAGCCTCTCCCGGCTATCCAGGGGGGCGGTTCTGAAATAGCCGAGCGTCAGGCCGAGCGCCTCACGAGCGGGCCGGCGGCACAGGGACTCGCCAAGGCCACCAGAGGGTTCACCAGGGAGGTTCAGGATCAGCTCCTGAGGCAGCGTGACGAGGCCGACAAACTGGCCGTCCTCGAGAAGTCCACCGAACTCGGCGAGTACATGATCAGCCAGAAGGAGGCCTTCAACAATGTAAGAGGGAAAGACGCTGCAGAACAATCGGGGGTGTTCCTCAGTGACTTCGACGAGAAGGTGAACGAGCTTGGGGCGGACCTCAACAACGCGCAGCGGGCGATGTTCAAGGTCCCGAGCGCAAGCCAGTCTTTGAATTTCAGGAGCCATGTCGAGACGCGCACCAACGCCGAGATCAACACCTACTTCACCAGGGTGAACACCGCGAATGTGGCGCTCCAGATAAAGGATGCCTCCGCGCACAGGACTCCAGACTCACTGGCCGTGGCTGTCGAGAATGTCGCCAGGACAAGGACTCTCGGACTTCAGGAGCTTGGCGCTCCCGATGGCAGATCGGCAGAGGAGAAGGAGCTTGATGCGAAGGAAGCCGCCGGCCAACTCACCACCGGGGCCATAAACAATATGATCAACCTCGATGTCGACAACGCGACGAAGATGCTCGATCGCGTCGAGGGCTCCCTGCTCAAGGACACCGTCACCAAGCTGCGTCAGACGATCAGCACCAAGAAGCTCCTCGAGGATTCGGCGGGTCTCTGGGATGCGTTCCAGAATACCGGCACGAAGTTCAAGACCAAGGGCGGCGGATGGGACCTCCCGAAGATGCGGAAGAGCGTCAACTCCCAGTTCAAGACAGAGGAGAAGCGCCAGAAGGCCTGGAACTACATCAAGGGTCAGGTCTCCGAAGAGGCTGCGGTAAAGCGTCAGGAGGAGCAGGAGAAGGCCGAAATCACGGCGAAGGTCGACGGGACTCTCTATATATCTCAGGTGAGCGGATCGCTCAAGCGTGAGCAGCTCGACTCTCTTCTCGCCGCCGGCACGATAACCCCTGCGATCCACGAGAGGCACTCGAATCGCCTCAACAAGAGGAACAACGATCCCGCGATCGATCCCCGTGAGAAGTCCGAGCGATACCGGCAGATATTCGAGCAGTTCGTCGAACTCTCTGGGACCAAGGTCGACCGCAAGAAGGGGAAGCTAGTCCAGAAGGCTTCTGGCAATGATCGCGACCGTGTCGCAGCCTTCCGAAAATTTGTGAGCGAAAGCGCCGGCTATCTCACCCCCGCGCAGGAGATGGGCTTCTACCAGTTCACCCAGGAGAACTACGACGAGACTGACAGCAAGAAGATCGGCACTCTGAAGGGCTTCCATGGCCGCATGGTCAAGGCCGGCCTCGATTCTGTCGGGACTGCCAACGCGCTCTCGTTCCTCTTCAACGCGATCATGGACAAGTCGGTCACCTCCAAGGAGTCAGAAGCCGCTGCTCTCGAGATCGGCGATAACGCCGTGGCCGAGGTTAACAAGGATGGCATCCAGTTCGTGAGAGACGGAGACACCCAAGCCGCCAACGGCAAGACGGTGAAGATGCTCAAGATCGATTCCGAAGGGTTCATCGTTATCGAGGTCCCCGACTGATGACGACCATGCGCCTCAAGGACTACAACGATGTGGTCCGTGGTGGCGATGAGGGAGAGGCCGAGCCGAAGACTATTCGGCTCGTCGACTATAACAGCACCCCCCGCAATTTCAACGAACCCTTTGACGACGGCATCATCGATATCGCCCCGGAGAAGATCGCGAAGTGGCGGAATCAGGGCGAGATCGGGCCGGTAGAGCGGTTCCTCCGCGCCGACAAGTGGAACTCCGTCCCCTGGAACCCCAAGCAGACGGTCGAATCTCTCCGCGCTCTCCGTGCCGCGCAGCGCAGGATGAAGGACCCCGCCGTCTTGACCCCGGAGGGAGAGGGCGAGATCGAGCGCGTCAGCGGCGTTGAGGCCGCTGCGGGAATCTTCAAGAGCGTGAGGGGTGCCGTTGAGCGGGCCGGCGACGATCAGCTCTTGCTCGACACCCTCGAGTCCATGGAGGAGGAGCGCATCCGGGGAGTCAGCACCCTTTCAAGGATCGTGGACGGTGTGATGTTCCTGCCGCCCTTCATCGCTGAGTTCGTGACGACCGGTCCCGCAGCAGCCACTTTCAAGGGCAGCATCAAGGCCACGGCCAAGCCGCTCCTTCAGAAGCTCTCCCAACAGGCCGCAGCCAGGACCGCTGTCAAGGCCGGCACCCGCGTGGCCGCAGGAGTCGCCTCCGGTGCGGTGAGAACCGGCATCCTGCAGCATCGTGTCGCGGGCAACTTCGCCGATCGGCAACTCAACGAGATACTCGAGGTCACCAAGGACGGTCGGACGCAGCTCGTCGAGGCCAAGGAGAAGCCGGTCACCTCCTACATGAAGGCTGTGGGCGACACCTGGATCGAGATGTTCAGCGAGGTCGCCGGCGGTGAGCTTGTTCGAGGCGCGAAATTCATCACCCCGAGGGCGGTCAAGACGAGTCTCGAGAAGGTCTTCCTGGCGCTCAAGAAGAAGCTCCCGACCACCGGCATCTCTGCCAGGGCAAGCCGGGAAGCGCGGCAGCTCTGGACGAAGGGCGGCTACGATGGATTTCTGGCGGAGATGGGTGAGGAGCAGCTCGGTGACCTGATCCGGGCGATCACTGGGGTCGAGGATTTCGGCGCGGACCCAGACAGTATGTTCGATCGCGTAAAGGCTTCCATCCACAAGGGGGATCAGCTCCTGGTCAACGCAGGGGTCCTGATGTTCCCCGGCCTCGCCAAGATCGGCACGGGCAAGATGATCGATGCGATGCAGACCGCCAACGCCGCGAGGGGCAAGGTGGAGCCCGAGATGCGGGAGATCACCAACGTGGAGGCCCAGGCGATCGCGGACAAGGCCCAGGCCCCGGAGCCTGAGGAGGCCGAAGAGGCCCCCGCGCCGGCCATCACCCCTGAGGAAGCCGCCGCAGAGGCCGAGGCCGCTCTGCGCGAGGAGGTGCTTCCCCCGGAACTTGTGGAAGCGGCGGAGGCTGCGGGGTTGGATATCACCCCCCTCGAGGCCATTCTGAGCGATTTCCAGGCTTCTGTGGCCGAAGGGGTAGCGCCGGCACAGGCCCTGAAGGATGCACTAGATGCCCGCGAGATCACTCTCCCAGAGGAGGTCCAGGCCGGTCTCCTGGCCTCGGTCCCGGCTCCCGGGCTCGAGGCTGATCCCGGCTTCCAGACGGTCCTGAGTTCCATTAAGGAACAGTTTGAGGCCATACGACCTGAGGGCATCAGTTCCGAGGCTATAGAGGAGGCCGCGCTTTCCCGGGCGCGGGCGATCGCGGGCGAGGCGCGGCGGGCCGGCATCTCGATCGAGGAGGCTTTCGGAGAGACTGCCCGGGTGGTTGGAGGCGGTGAGGCCGAGGGGTTGCTGCAGCCAGAAGCCTTGGAGCAGCCGGCGAAGCCTCATCCATCTATCAAGGCGGCTAAGAAGGAATTCGGAACTACCGACGATTTTAGAGAGGCCGGCTACATCCTCCCAGATGGCTCCATGCTCGATTTCTCAGAGAAGCGTGAGGGCGGAACTCCCGGTCAGAGGAGTCAGGATCACCGTGCCGTCGGGATTCTCTTCGACGAGCTTGAGCCACAATTCAAAGCCCTTGAAAAAAACGCACCCGCATCGGCAGCTCTCGCCCAATTTGTCAGCTTCGGCAATATTAGAATTTCGGTGACGAGAGACCAGACCTCCATCCATATCGCGAGAAGGCCAACATCGGCGCAGCAGGGGGTTATTGCCGATCTCGTTAAAGAATCTCGGGAAGAAGATCGGGAGATATTTCTCGACGTTAGCGGCGATGATCTTATACCAATTTTTTCAAAGAACTATCCGGTCGGAACATTTGCCGGAAGAATAATAAACGATATCGATGCGAACCTCGATCCCGGGGCGCTTCTACAGAGAGGTGTAGACCGTGGCACAACAGAAAGAGAAGGAGAGTCTGTCGCTGATCTTCAAAAGACGGAGCGACTCGACCCTAGAAAACCTGCGGGAGTCGAAGCGGCTGCTCAAGTTGCGGACCTCCACCAAAATCGAGTCCCCGCCCAAACGATCGTTACGATCAAAGAGGCGCAAGACTGGTTAGCCGCGCACGGCTTCCCAAAGATTGCCGCGCCGGCAAACTCAGCTAAGATCATCGACGCACTGCTCCAGAACGAAGCCTTCAAGGCGCTCTCTGTCTTCGACCAGATCAGGGTCGCGGCACAGATCGAGCGCCCGCTTCGTGAGTTCGATTATGCTCCGAGCATCTCGCCAAAACAAAATAAGAAAACTGCGGGTCTTCTCGGAGCCGATCAAGAAACGACGGACCTCACCAAGGCGGTCAATCGCGGACAGGGCATCTTCGTTGCCGATCCCGTCGTCGGATGCGATCACTTCTGCTACGAGTGCTACGCGCTCAAGGGCGCTGCCCAGGCGCAGATCAGCCATCAGCACATCGTCAAGGCGCAGCTCAAGGGAATCCTGCAGAAGGGAGAGACGCTGCGGATCGGTGAGAAGGGCGATCCCTCAAGGGACTGGGCGCACACCCACACCCAGGTCAAGGCTCTGCTCGAGCGGTCGAACAAGAAGGGGCACAAGGTCACTGCGGAGAAGGATGTCTTCTACACGACCAAGCTGCAGAACGTCGAGGGATTCAACCCGGAGACGCAGAAGAACCTCCAGGTCTCTCTCGACCCCATGTACCCGGACCATATGTGGCGGACGATGGAGAACCTCCTCCGCATCAAGGCCGCGCACCCGGAGGTGATGATCGTTCTCCGTATCCGATCCTTCGCGACCACCGATCCCGATCTAAAGGACGCGCAGAACGCGGCCAACGAGTTCGCGAATCGTTTCAAGCTGCCGGTCCTCGAGACCAGGATGCGCTTCATCCGCAAGTCTTCGTTCAAGCTCCTGCGCCTCGACGAGGATGCCTACGAGCGCGTTGGGAACCAGTGGAAGCTCAAGAAGCCTCTCCTCAAGAAGGAGGTCGACAAATTCTTCCTCTGCGATGTCAAGAGCAAGAGCTGCCCCGCTTGCAAGAACTGCATCAAGGCAACGCTGAAAGGACGTAAGGATTTGCTCGGGCCGCAGAACGAGGCGACCGAGGACATCGCCGGCGTTCCCCTCGAGGAGCAGACATTCTTCGATCCGATCGGCGGAAAGAAGGTTCTCTTCCAGGCAGCGCGGCCCGACCCCGAGTTCGACCCGAAGGCCAAGACCCCGCCGCCGGCCAAGAAGGACCCGTTCCCCCCGCGAGGCTTCTTCATCCCGTCGAAGAAGCTAATGGGCATCATGCCTACGGCGGACGAGTCCACGATCCTGCACGAGCCCGCGCACGAGTACCTCGTTAACTACTGGAACTATATCCGCAGCGGCAAGGCCACCGCGCCCTACAAGAAGGACTGGGATGTCCTCGCGAAGTGGCTCGATATCAAAGCGGACCAGGAGACCATGACCGTCGAGCAGCAGGAGAAGTTCGCGGACGGGTGGGTCGCCTTCCACCTCGAGGGGCAAGCCCCGAGCAAATCTCTCCGCAGGACCTTCGAGCGTTTCAGGGCATGGCTGCTCGATGTGATCAAGGACGCGGGCGAACTCGGGATCGAGCTGTCGCCGGCGGTCAGGGGAGTCTTCGCTAGGATGCTTGCCACGGAGCAGGAGATTGCGGAGGCCGGCTTTAAGGAGACTGGCCCGATGAGTGTCGTGGAGGTCGAAAGGGAGCTGAATAAGCAACTCGATCTGGCGCTCAGTATACGGACCCGTCAAGAAGAGCTTGGGGTTGGTGGGTTCCCTGGTGAAGAGATCACCCGTATCGAAGCCAGAATCGCAGAGCTTGAGGAGGCCCTTGCTACGCGCAAGAGGGTGGGTGAGTTCGTTAAGCCCACGGTTGAGCCCACGGTGACCCAGTTCCAGGCCCTGAAGGAAGGAATCCGCAAAGAGGCCAAGGGGGCGCGGGAAGCCGCCAAGATGACCCGGGACGAGATCGCCAATGCCCAGAGGAACCTCATAAATCTGATCCAGGGCTCCCGCCTCGAGCCGGCGGACAAGGCCAAGTTCCTTGATTCGATTAAGGCCATGACGAGCCAGGAGAAGTTCGTTGGTGCGATGCCCACGATCGAGGCCAGGATTGAAGCCCTCGAGGACCGATCGGCGCGGCGGAGGATCGTCTCCGCTGTCCGAAAGGAGCTGAAGACCATCAAGCCTCGGACCCAAGGGGCCGTGCCAAAAGGCCGCTTCACACCGCTGATTCAGGACACGCTCAACGCCATGCGGAAGGCCTCCAAGCTGAGTGGTCTCGAGGCGGCTGAAAAGCTTGACAAGAACCTCGCTGACAATGATGCCGGCGCTACCAAGATTCCAGGCGTGGTCCGGGCGCTCGAGAATAAGATGCTGCTGCTCACCTCCGCCAGTGACGAGATGACGCTCGAGCAGATGGTGGATGTCCTCCGCACGATCCGGGCGCTCAAACAGGGCGGTAAGGAGTTGAGCAAGATCAAGCTTTTGCGTGAAGAGGCCGACCTCGAGGAGAAGCGCAAGATCGCGGTCAGCATCATCGACAGCCGGCCAAAGGATCGCATCAGGGTGACCGGGGAAGAGAACGCGGACGACACCCTCTGGGGATGGTATAACCGCGCCACACTCTGGCTGATGGGTTGGAACAACATCATGAACCGCCTCTCGTGGAACGACAAGTCCACGCGGACCAACGAGAGTCAGCTCAACAAGCTTGCCGACGTAGAACTCGAGGAGACCGAGGAGAAGCGCGGGAACCGATTGAACCTCCTCAAGGTCCGCAAGATGTGGACCGATGCCATGGGCGAGATGAGCGACTGGGAGATCACCGAGCGGTGGGCGGCGGACTCCGAGAAGCAGAATCTCGGGACTTTCAGGCTGCAGCCGAAGGAGGGTCAGACCGAAGGGGAGTTGATCACGCTCAACATCTCCCGCGCCGAGGCCAGGAAGCGGTGGATGGAATTCCAAGACCGGGGGCTGCAGGACACTCTCTTTGGCACCCACGAGAAATCGATGGGGTGGACCCCGGAGATCAAGGCCGCGATCGAGGGCTTCCTAACCCCGCAGGACAAGGCCTTCGCCCAGGCGCAGCTCGATTTCTACCGGGACTACTACGCCGGCTTCAACGCGGTCTACTCCGACATCAACGGAGTGAATCTCCCCCAGGTCGAGAACTACAGCCCGATCCGCAGGGTGGTCTTGGACCGCAAAGCCCTCGAGAACGAGATGCTCGGCGAGATCGCGCACCGGAGATCGATCACCCCGTCCGCCGGCAAGCAGCGCGTGAAGAATCTCAGGGAACTCGGTCTGCAGAACGATATCGAGATCATCCAGAAGCACATCGCCCAGATCGAACATTACAAGGCGTGGGCCAAGAAGATTAGGATGTTTAATAGCATCTTTAACGATGCCGCCGTGCGCGAGGCCATCACCGCGAACTTCGGCAAGCAGGTCACCGCGATGATCGACCGGAATATCGAGGACTTCACCCGGGGCGGGATAGACCGCTCGAACGACTGGGCCTCGCTCAACATCATCAAGAACAACTACACCGTCTCGGTCCTGGCCGGCAAGCCCGCGATCGCGGTCAAGCAGCTCATGTCCTTCCCGGCCTTCGCCGATACCATGCCCACCAGGGACTTCATGGTCGGCCTCGGTGATCTCGCGACCGATACCTTTGAGAAGCTCAGTATCCTCGAGAATTCCGAGGTGATGCTCTCACGGGGACTCAGCATCACGCCCGAATTGCGCGAGGCCGTGAACTCGAAGGAGTGGACGGCTTTTCAGTTGAATCCTAACCTTAGGAACTTCCTGCTGCTCATGACGCGGTGGGGTGACCGTGGCGCGATTTATATCGGTGGATGGCCAGTCTACAACTATCACCGGAACACGCTCGGCAAGACCCATGAGGAGGCGATCCGCGAGTTCGAGAAGGCGCTCACCTCCTCGCAGCAGTCTGCCGATCTCTCGCAGCAGTCCTACTTCCAGAGAGGGTCCTCGATCCAGAGGCTCATGGCGACCTTCCTCTCCGCGCCGACCCAGTATTTCCGCAAGGAGCTTTCCGCGACCGACGACTATGTCGCCGGCAGGATCACGGCGCAGGATTGGATCAAGACGATGATCATCTACCACTTCATCCTGCCGATGCTCTTCCAGTGGGCATCAGACGGCCTCGAGTTCCGCCTCAAAGAGCAGATTAGGGCCGGGCTCCTGGGGTCGTTCAACGGTGTCTTCATCCTCGGTGGCTTCATGCACTCGGCGCTCTCCGCCGCGCTCGGCCTCAGAGCCTGGACCTCGGGCACGATCCTAGACAGCCTATTCCGCGAGGGGCAGCAGCTCATCCAGGCGGTCGACATCGAGGACTTGAGCATGGAGATGTGGCTCGATGTCCTGCGCCAGGGCGGTGAACTTGCCGGCCTGATCAAGGGGCTCCCGGTCAAGCAGGGCATCAATGTCTACGACGGGATGACCGAGATGAAGGACGCGCAGAGTGCCGAGGATTTCGTCAGAGGATTCAAGAAGGTCGCGGGGTGGTCAGACTATGTAATCAAGCAGGGCGAGAAGGACGAAGGGGCCTTCTGAAAATGCTACATAAAAGTTACTTTTATTTTGGCCGAGACTGAGCCATAATATGGGGGAAAAGCCATGACGATCGCATCCACCGTAAACAGAAACGACTATATTGGAGACGGGGCGACCAAGGTCTACCCCTACGCTTTCCGTATCCTTCAGGCTGAAGACCTCCTGGTCACCGTCGGCGATCTCTCCTCACCGCCGGTCCCGGCCACCCTGGTTAAGGATGTCGATTACACGGTCTCCGGGGTCCTCAATGGAACCGGTGGGAATGTGACCCTGATCGATGCCGGCCAAGCTTGGCTCGACGGCGGCGGTGATCTGCTCACCAACTACACCCTGACCATCCGCCGCGTCTTGGAGCTGAAGCAGCTTACTGACATCAGGAACCAGGGTGAGTATTTCCCAGAGATTCACGAGGACGAGTTCGACCGCAGCCGCATGATCGATCAGCAGCAGCAGGACGAGATCGATAGCTCGGTCAAACTACCAGAGACGATCCCGATCGCGGACTTCGATCCTACGCTGCCGACCAACATCACAGACATCGCCAACGCAG